GGTAATTGTCCGCCTGCATAAGTAACTCATTATGTTCTTTGCTAAAGACCGCCGGATCAAGATAGCCTTGTACCCTGAAGCGCGTCAAAGTTTCTTGTTGCTCAGTATTTTGAAGCAGCAGCTTTTCTATTTCCTTAACGCGGGCTATATTATCATCATTGCTATTCGTGTGAAGGCTATCTAACAATGGCTTTAATATTTGCTTTCTAGCATATACCAATTTGTTTTGCATGGTAATAAAAGCCTTCTTAATATCTTCATCTTTAATGTATTGCATGGAGCAACTCTTAATATCATCAATGTGTGTGTTGCAGCACCAAGCGACATAATTACCGGTGGTGGTTGTGTGGATTCTACGCTTGAAGGTATTTCCACATTCGCCACAAATAATGTTCCCTGAAAAGCAGTAGCGGTTTTGGTATTTTTTATTAGCTTTTGTGATGCCTTTTTCTTTGGCACGTTGACTGATAAGAGCTTCAGCTGCGTTAAATATTTCATGGCTAATAATTGCTTCATGATGATGCTCAATGGCGTACATATCTTTTTGCCCATGATTGCTGTGGCGATTGAATTGTGCATCGGTGTAAGTTTTTTGAAAGATAACATCACCGGTGTATTTCTCGTTGCTAAGCATGCCACGTATGGTAGAAGGGTGCCAGCTACCACCTTTTTTTGTAGCGATTCCCTTTGCATTTAGTTCGTCAGCAATTGTAGCAGTGCTTATACCGGCTAGCGTCTGCATGAAGACTTTTTTCACGATTTTTGCCTGATCCGGAATCATAACCATCTCGCCATCGATGTTGTCATAGCCATAGGGTGGATAGGAGATAATGTAAGTCCCATTTTGAAAGCGGCGCTTTATGGACCATTTGCTATTGTCTGAAATAGAAGTTGACTCGCCTTCTGCCATGCTGCTAAGGATGGAGAGCATTAACTCGCTTTCCATGGAGCCCGTGTTCAGATTTTCCTTTTCAAAATAAATATAAATGCCAAGCCCTAAGAGTTTTCGCACAAGCTTCAAGCAGTCAGTGGTATTTCTGGAAAATCGGCTAATAGATTTTGTAATGATGAGGTCGATTTGCTTTGCTTCACAATCCTTGATAAGTTGCATCAACTGTATACGTTTGTCTTTTTTTGTGCCGGAGATGCCTTCGTCATAATAAAGTCCGGCAAAGTTCCAGTCAGAACGGGAGTTGATGTATTTTTTGTAATGGGATATCTGTGTTTCCAAGCTTTCCAGCTGTGCATCACTGCCTGTGGATACTCGACAATAAGCTGCTACTCGAAGTTTAGGGCTGTCAGCTTTTAGTGCTTTATTGACATTGATTTTCGTTGTTGTACTCATATTTTCACCTCCTTGTAGTGTCACATATTACCTCTGAATGCTAGTATTATCAACGAATTTTTGGCATTAACTCAACTAAAAAAGGAGAGAAAGTGTGGCGATTTAATTCGGTGATCTTGTTGAATTCCACCAAGGAAATAAGTCCAGAATCAAGCATGTTTTGAAGCGTCTTTTGAGCACGCCTATAATCGTAATCACGCTGGAGCTGCTCAGTGGTAATCTTGCATACGGTATTGCTGATCTTTATAGGTGTAGTAATTTCTTTCATATCCATATTAGGTAGTCCTCCAATCCTAGGAAACATATCCTTTAATAGCAACTGGAGGTGAGAGGGCTATTTGAACGAAATAAAATAAAAAAAGCCTGCAGAAGCGATGAAGCTCCCACAGGCAATCAGTAAATGTATGAAATTAAATTCGTGTAGTGAAGTCAAGAGAAATCCATCCAGCACCAGATTTTAACTTTCCCCATTTGGTAGCACCGGTACCATCAGCCTCGGCGATGATGGTAAACACACCAATGCCAGTATAACTATTAGTAGTTTGGTAATTGGTGCCAGGACCTTTGCGAATGTTTAAATCTTTAATGGTTACTTTAACCTTATAAGGAAGTTCATTTTTACTTGCAGCTGTTGTAGGATAGAGAGTTTTCCCAGAATCATCAAAGACAGAGTAGCCACTATTGTTATCTGCACATTTCTTAGCATTCGCTAAATTATGGAAAGCACCTTTTTGTGTTGCAGCATCTGACCAAGACTTGCGGACTCGATACCAAATTTTGCTAGAAGTAGGAGCCGAAGGTTCTACCTGACTAGTTAATTTTGCATTTACTTCCTGCGAAATATATAGAAATTTACTTTCTAGGTATGGCCCTGGACAAGCGGTAGCAGCAAACCATTTATGCATGGTAAGATTGCCAGATTTGTTCCCCGTGTAATTAAGCTTTGTGATACCATTACGTTTACAAATATCAACACAAAGATCGATAAGTTTTTCAAGGGCAGTATCACTGACATGCCAATTACCACCAATTTGATCATTTGCAACTTCAATGGTGATTGCACGATTATCATTAGCATAACTAGAACTACACCAACTACGGTTAGCCTCATCAACATATAATCCAACACGGCCATCCGTACCGATACCATAGTTAGAACTGGCTTTTCTACTTGTTGGCGCAAATACAGAGCCACATTGTTCTACGGTAAGATTGCCTGCCATATGATGGATTGTGATGGTATCGATATTGTGATTTCTAGGCTTATTGCAGTTAGGACTAAGCCTTGTGTAATTAATCAAACTACTATTGCTCATATTATTTTTCCTCCTTTTCAGCATGGTCGTTTAGCTGTTCTAAAATATCTTTTAACTTGGTAGGGATAGGTAAACCAAGGTGCCCTGCATTTTCTAAAAGGGATATTCCTTCATTGGAAATGTAGAAGAAAATCACGGCAGTTCGAAGCACACAACCTGACCCAATAATTTGCATATCAATAATGTTTGCCACACCTACTAACATAAAAATAAGTACCTTTTTAAAGATACCTTTGAAGCCTACTTCACTAGATAACTTCTGGTCGATGATGGCACACATCACACCGGTGATATAATCAATTACCACAAAAGCAATTAATGCATAAAGCAAACCATCACATCCTCCTAAAAACCAACCAAGCCAACCACCAATTGCAGCAAGAACCAGTTGAATTGCGTTCCAAAATTCCTTCATAATAAATTCCTCTCTTTCTAATTTTGTGTATAAAAAAAACGACGACCCAGCAAAAGGACATCGTTAGTTTAATAATTATTTTTATTCTTCGGTTACCGTATAGGTAATTTTCATTGTTTTATCTGCAGTTTTTATTATAGATTCAGACAGATTATTAATAGATGCAAGATAAGGTGAAACAAGGAATAGATGTTTATAAATGGTCATTGTGTTATATTGATAGCGGCCGAAAGCAAGGGCATACGGAGCACTTATAAAAAGTGGTGTACAAATGTAATTTAGTGGATTGCTATTATTCGTATGAATAACTGTATCATCTGCAGTAAGTATAAAATCAGATCCAATTACAGCATCTCCAATTTTGTAAATTTGCGTGTAACCATAATTATCGCCTCCGGAAAAGTTTGAAGTAAAGCCAAATGGAATGAGTATAATATCTGCTTGATTGTTTGCATTTATCTTGTAAATACCAGTTCTGCTATAGCTCATGAAGTAGATGTAGCCATTGCGCATAATGCTTTGCACATTTCTTGAAGGATAACTCCCGTAGCTATATCTGTAGCCAACTTGATAAATCTGGGCGTTATTGAGTGTCCAGCTTCCTTCTGAAAAAGAGTAGTCTGATTTCTTGATTTTTATCCATTTCACCATAGCATTTCCGCTAGAATTACTGGGGGCAAGAAAGCCATACCAGTACCCATCCTCACCATCATGAAAATCCGCATATTGCGAGCCGGAATTTGGACTTATGAATGTTTCAGGAATAAGTGTTTGTGTTAGCAAAAGTTCATCTCCATCTTCTCTCATTGAAAATTTAAGGCCGACTTGGCGGAAACATTTTCTGATTTTATTGATAATGATTTCATTTGCGTTATTGATAGAGATGCTGTAAAAATAATTTCCGTCAAAGTTTACTTCACAGGCATCAACATAATATCCTGCTTTAATTCCGTTTAGGGTGGAACCAACGTTTTTCATTTCTAATAGATTACTTGTTGAATTATATAAATCACCTAAGTAACCGACACCACCAAACTTATGAGTCAGTGCTACTGCCGTTATGGTCCCATTTGCTTGACTTGTTGTGAAGTCCCATACAAATTTATAGCCATTATCAATTTTACCGGACTCCGTTAGGTTAAGGCTTCCGCGCATAACATTTGCCGTAGCATTAACGTCATTAGAGGCATAACCAATACAAGGATTTTCAGAGGGTGCATAAAGAAGATTCTCATCTTCATTTAAAGCATCTGAGAAAAGTAAAATACCTCCAATAGAATTTGGACATATTGGAACATAGTTATTGGATAAGTCTGTGGTGGACCCACCTATGTTGAATAGCATACCTTCAATATTGTTGTTGAATAATTTATAAATTGCATTTGTAATCAAGTTGTTTTCTGTTAAAGTTTTCACTTCTCCAGTTTTTTCATTTTTAAGACTTATTACTGCTGTCCCTTTTAAGTTCATTTTGTTACCTCCTAATTTAGAAAATATGTTGTAATGCTGTTTACGAAGCTACCTTCTGTAAGTACAAAGCGGAACATGAAATGTCCAGTCACTGCTTTTTCAGCCCATGCATTTGTTCCAATTCCGGATAGAGCGGTAGCTGTCATACCACTTTGTGATTCTGAGAGAATACTCCATATATTGTTAACATAGGTATACCAAGTGGTACCTTCATCGAAAGAAACAGCAAAAAGTATAGCTTCATCACAATCTACCGCTACTTTTTCAATACCGACAATCGTTGCATCTGTCATTGGGATGTTTTCTGTATAGATCGTCTGATTGAAAGGCAGAGCAGTTAGTTTGAAACGATATTCGGGTAACTCATTTTCGGAATCCTGCCAATATAAAAGGGTAGGATTTGTGAGCGATTTTAGGAGCTCGGCTTCAGGCAGATCATCAACTCCATAAGTCAAAAAAGCCTCAGCGTTTAACTCTGTAATATCCGGAATCACTACAAGAATTTTTTCTTCTTCCATATTTTCAATCGTATATATATTATTTGTTTTATCTGTTATAAGATATTTTCTATCAAAGGGAGCATTAATTACAATGGTCTCATAAGTTAGGGTGAAACCACTTCCTGTTTCATTTTGATGAGTAAAGGTGAGTTGTTTTCCTTCTCCAGTAGTAAGTGATAGTGGCGTTGTTTGACTACCGCATATCAACTGACTAGAGCCAAGATAGCTGCTATTATTAGGAGATTTAATTACATTTATAAAAATATCCCCTGTATCAATGAGATAAACTTCATAGCAAAAATACAAGTCTGGAGAGGTGCTGTTGTACTGTGCATAACCATCCCACTTCATACGAAGGAAGCGGTAGTAATTAAATAAGGTGCCTTCCTCTCGCCAAAAGTTCCACAGCTTAGTATCGCGGCTGCAGATATATAGCTGTGCTGTATTTGTTCCAAAACCAAACCAGCTGTTACCACTTACAAAGATATTTGTAGCCATTACCGAATTGAATTTAAACCAGTCTACACCAGGAAAGGTCATGGTATCATCATCATGGCCAGTATTATTTACAAGGTGTACCATATTGTCAATCGAAGCCATGAGTGCTTCTATTCCATTATAATCAGCCATTGTTTGTTACCTCCAGTCCATCAATTCGTATAAATTGTTCTGTATTTGCCTCTAGACGGCACATGCGGCCGCTATCAATAGTTACCTCTTTACTTGCCATTTCATAGGAGGTTTGAAGCTCGAAACAAGTTTCAGTTTTGATATAGTAAGAAGAGAAGATCATTTTCCTCTTATCCTCGATGGTGATGCTATCCGTGACAATAACAGGATTTGTCATGCAAGTTTCTGAAAATAACGAAACATCTATACCACCAAAGCTAAACAT